TTCCTCCTTATAAAGCGAGGTTAATAAAATAACGATTCTCTTTCGCTTGAGCAATCGTTGTGTAAAAGAGGTTTCCACTATGGACAACCTCAGTCAATGAACCCTTCTCCTTTGAAGAAATGTTCAAATCTGTGTTTTATTACTATCCAAATTAATTCGCTGAAAGAATTTGCCTCATAAATGCCGGCTCCCACAACTAACAATTTGAATTGATAATCTTCAATATTTTCCATAATTATTTATAATGTAAGAGTGGGGATCATCCACTCAATTAAGAGATCAAATCCCCACAATTAATTTTTCATAATATAAATTTCACTTACTTATATTATAACATAAGTTTTGAAATTGTCAAGACTCTTACTGACCTCTACTATAGATGCCCCAAAGAACCCATAATGCGACTAGACCTACGAGACCTTCTCCACCAAGTTTTGCAACTAATGCGAGAACGTTTCCTACAATGTCTATTCCAATAAATGGAACGGCTGCGGCGCCGGGCCAGATTATTTGCAGAACCACACCAAGTGCGATTAATGCTATTCCAGCTTCGGTAAGGCTGCGCATCCATCCGACTGCTTTATCTAACATATATACTCCGTTAAATTAAGTTAAAAATAGAGATGTATATAAATTATACACCTGTCGAACCAAATCCACCATCTCTATCTGTTTTTTGAGCTGGTGGCTCATCAGACTCATTCAATGTATACTTTTCACATCGAACCAGTTCACCTTGGCATATTCTATCTCCATCAAAAATCTTCACGGGTACGTTACTTATATTAGTAACCATTGCAAAAATTGGATCGACATAATCACTATCGATAACCCCTTCGCAATTCGTGAGATAAACTCCTTGTTTAAATGCCAATCCGGATCTAGAATGTAATCGAATTGAAAAACCTATTGGAATATCTGCGATAAGTCCTGTAGGGATTAACATTCTCTCCATATTGTTTAATTGTACAAAGTATCTATTACTATTTATATCCAAAGATACTCTTCGGGGCAATTCTTTATTCTGTACTGCTCCGTAATATTTGACCTCTTCACCTTCTACTAAATTCGCACTTAAATCAAAACACGCAGAATCTTTTGTAGAAAATGTTGGTATTTTTGCTTGTTCATTTACTCTGAAAAAACTTAATTTTTCTTCCATCATGGGAGATTTAGACCATGTTGTATCTGTATTTTCTTCTATTTTAATTTTGCTCTTCGTTGTGGAAGTTTTCTTCGCTTTGCTCATTTTCACCTTTTTTATTTCCAATATTATATTTTGGTATTAATGTCCATTCATCCTTCTCTTTGTAAGAAAGAATTTTTAATTGATTCAATGGAACAATTAATGTTGAAGTTTCTTCAGGAGTTACCATTTTTATTAAACCCCATTCGGCTAATAAATTTGCAATAGTATTTCTTCTCGCTTGATCATTCTCAGAAAAATTTGTTGGTTTTCCGTCAAGTGCAAATAATTCTTTAAAATGAACAATAAAATATCTACCTTGTTTATGTAATATATGACAAGATTGATATAAAGTTTTATCTTTTCTAGATGCTACACCTATTCTTGTTAGTGTTTCTCTAATCTTTAAAAAATCATCTGGCTTTTCCAATTGACATTCTATCATATCTTCAATATTTATCATTTCTTCTCCACTCCACCTTTCGTAAGTTGGGTTTTGATTTCTTCTATTTGTGTGTCAGAAAGTACTTCCAAAGCATCCTTTGCTTTTTCATTACCAAAACCAAAATACGATTTGACTATTTCTAAATTCTCAATTTTACTTGGTTTTAACCATTTCGACCATCTATTTCTTGGTCTGATATTATTTAGTAAATAATCAAATTGGAGTTTCTTATCCAGATAGTGACATCTGTTCATTTCATTGACTTGAAGTATTGTATCTTGAAAAAATGAGAGTCCTCTATTAACAAGAAAAGGAATATATTCTTTTTCTGCTAATACATCATTTTTCATTATATTTTTATTAGCATTAATTGCCTTAATAAATTCAAATGGTCCCATATTAATCTTTCCAAATATAATGGGGTTCTAACCCATTACAATCATAAATGTTAGGATGATTTAACAATGCTCTCCTATAAGGATTTAATGCTACTCCATAAGGTCTATCATTATTTATCCACTTAGTTAACTGATATTTAGATATAATTTTTTCTTTTTTCACAATTTCTATCATCTCTTTATATCTACCAGACCTATCCGTAATAGATTTTTCTTCAGAAACTATTTTGTCAAAATATTCAAGCATTTGTCGAATTTCATTTTTATATAACAAATTCTCTTTAATATATAGTAATCCTTCATTTGCCTTATCATTCCTGTGATACATTTTATCTAAATACAAATTTAATAATTTAATAGCATCATCATTAGTTTTAAAAAAATCTGCATTAGGATTCAGTTCTTTATAATATAAAGCATCATACATGATATAAGGAACACCGTTCATAATGCCATCTGTAGAAGCAACAGACCACCCCCCATACATCTGTTTTGGTGAATAACCTACACAACATCTCCTAAGTTCTTCATAATATTTTTCTTTTTCGTATGTAGTTACATATACATAAGGTCGATTAGGTGTATCCAAAAGTGGAATCCAAACTTTAAAATCTTGTCGCAGTTCCCATAATTTATCCATAGTAGCCATAAAATTATCAAAATCTTTATATGTGGCTGGCCTATGATTAAAAACTATAATTTTCTCATAAAATTGTGTATTATCATTATAAATGGGATATCCTTTAGGACGTGTTCCATAGGGTTCTATAATATCATCTTCCTTTATTCCGGGATGCTGTACCTTCAAAATTTCATCCAATTTAGCACAATTTGCTTTACTTAATAGTTTTTCCGCCTCCTCTAAAACCAGGATTTTTTGAGCTTGGGTATTCATATAACATCTCTTCATTTCTAACAAGCCAACAAAATTATAATTTAATGCATGCATTGTAGAAACTACTACATCCTTGATATCAAACCAATGACAATATCCTACAACAGGAGGATTATGACTAGAAGTATTATATAAAACATTTTTTATGTTGAGTGTATGTTCTGGTAGGTGGGAAAATATTAAATCAAAATCCCATTTTCTATGTCTAAGAATTCTCCAATCTTGTACATTAAAATGCATCCTCATATTTTGAGGATAACTAGGAAAATACATTACAAATTGATGTACGTTTGGAATCACCGAAAACATAGGCAGGGTTTCTGGTGTTACCAAATAAAAGAATAAATCACCCCTAATATTATTTAACTCAAGAATCATAGAATGGATAACTTGTATGTAACTATCCTTTTCTAAATCTTTTGCGTATGTAATATTAGGGTAAACTAATATTCGTAATGTTTTTTGAGGCCTATAATCATAAAGGTGTGTTGCTAGTGACATTATATCTCATTTGGGACATCATAAGGCATATCAGTAATTCTCAATGTATAACTTTGTCCTTCTTTTTTCTGAGAATCCAACCAAAATTTAATTTTTTTACGTTCTATAGCACTTTCTCCATTCTGCCATTCTTCATACCAATCTTTTGTCATAGTTGGTGCTGGATGAGTGACTAAAATCACTAAGTTCAATTTCTTAGGATCATCTTGATTAACATATATTTCATCCATCCAATCATCAGCTTTCCACATACCAGATGTTTTGTGAATACACATTGTAGTAGAATTTTTGGTAGATTCGATTAATGTATTTAAATCCTTTTTTGCTGTTCCTACTGTATAATCAATGATGATTCTATTTGTTGTCTTACGCCACTCGTCTGCGGCAACCTTTTTGGATAATTTGTAAAGTATCTTAGTAGTTTCAGTCTTACCAAAACCTATTGCTTTTGTGATAGCCCGAAGAGAGTCATCCTCTATAGGAACACCATTTTCTATTTCACCCATGAGAACTTTTTCTACGGTGTCAATAGGACTGATCGGGTCTTCTTGGAATTCCTTTTGTGGATTTAAAAGACCAGCAACTACTACTATTTCTTGATCCCTATATGATTTGTGTATTTCTTCTGGAATACGATGTGTAAAAGTACGTTCCCCATGTTTTGATGCATCAATACCCCTAATAGTATGATTACCATCAATGATAACATCTTCTCCCTTTTTTCTTTTTTCCAATATCACAATCTGACACTGCTCAGTATTGCCCATACCATCATCTACCGCATTTTTAACAAATTGTACTTTTTTTGCATCAGTTTTCATTCTCACTTGGAAGAAACGCCCTTCATCAACCATTTTCATTAGGTCTGTTATTTCTTCTTCGGTTTCTGACTTATATTTACCTGAAAGAATATTATCACGCAACTGCTCACACGCATTCAAATTTGATCTTTTATACTTTGGAGAACCATGTGATCGTTTATTATAATAGGATGGATTCTGCCCAGCCTTAACATCTTTTAACATTTCATCTTCTATTACTTCCATAATATTATGCTTTCCAACTTTCAATATTTCAAATTTAAAATTAGCATTAGGGTTTGCGAGATCACGTTGAAGCTCATCACTCGTAGATGAATGCCAATAATGATCCTCTATTAAACCTTTACGTGATCCAATATAATATTTTAATTTATCTAAATTAGTAAATTTATAAAGATAACCCTCATAGGAATTGGTTATTTCGGGAATAACTATAAACTCTTTTATCTGTTTTGGATATTCGTACATGATTATTTTAGGTATGGAGCGAGCAGTTGGATCTGCCCCAACTTCTTTAGAATGGAATTCTAAAGTGTTCTAATAACTACTCGCAATTTATACACATATTATAACATAGTTTACCACCATGTCAAGTGGTTATCTGATAATATCTAATTTATCAATATTATCAGCACTCCAAAACTCTAATTCTCTTCGGAGTTTTCCATTTGCTTTAACATTTTCCCATCTTTTTTGTGCTTTGACTTTCCACCATTTGGTTAAATTTTCAAATGAATAATTGTCATAATTAGACTTTTTAATCAACTTATCTGTTTTTCCAAAAATATAATCTTTTGTATTTTCAAAACCATAATCAGAAATGTAATATCTCTTTTGAGTAGTAATTGCCATTTTCTCTTTAATCAATTTCTGAAATTCTGAAAATTTATTAATATCATATGCTTTTAAATTGTTCTTCAAAATAGAATAAATCTTATCTTGAGTTCTCATTTTTGTGCTTGTCGGAATATCTTGATCTGAAGTATATAGCGGCCCACCGTTTTTTTCTTGTAAAAAATCTCTAGTTTTAGCATATAATTCATCTGAAAGATTTAAAAGCAATTTACTTACAGTATTACCTTTATGTCTTAAAAATGGTTTTAGTCCATCATACTGACTAATATTTTTAATGGAACCATATAGAGAAGTTGTTTCAAAAAACAATGCTTCCATTTTATCATATTTCTCATTCAAAAATTCTCTAAGTTCATGACTACAACAATATAATGCTAATAACTTTCCACCTAAACAATTATATCCAAATGGTTGTGCTGGTACAATATTAAATCCATTTACAAAATGTTTATTAGCAATATCTAATGGTGTATTTTTAACTTCAAAATGATCATTTCTAGGTTTAATGTTCAATACAGGAGATCCTAATTTAATAAATCCCACATATTTACCTGTATTCTTTTCTTTAATTCCAAATCTACTTGATCTGCCCGGATTATTTTCTACATTGAAAGATGCAGTAATTTCTAAAAGATGTGTATAATCTTTTCCTAACATTTTCCCTTCTTCTGCTTTATCTGAAGTAGTAACAACTTCAAATTCCATATCTTCTGGAGCAAGATCAGGTTCATTAAATAAATCTTCTTCAGGTCCCATACCAAAAAGAGAAAGTGAAGATGGAAATTCCTCTAAACGCTTTTTCTTTTTATATCGATAATATGCTTCTATATCATTAAATGCAGCATAATGTTCATTAAATTTATCTAATATATCAAATGTTTCCTCTTTAGTTAATTTTAAGTAATCAGCCATTATTTAAACTCGCAATCTACCATCATCTCTGTGAGACAGGCCACTAAATTAATTTCTTGATCTGCAACGAATGCAGATTTATATTGATATTCAGCAATAATAAGAATTGCTTGTGGTATTGAAGTCTCTTTTAAATGTCCACTTGCACCATCATAAATCTTTCGAAATATTGTAGTAGGATCATTATCAATATTTTGAATAACCCATTTACGAACTTCAGAAAAATGTTTCTCCTTCAATGCTTTCATTAACTCACTTAAATTAATTTCACCAATCTGTGCAAGTATACCAGCATCAATAACTCCACCTACTGAATATCTTTGTAATTCATTTAACACTCTCCTCATATCAGGAAAATGTTTCATAATCAATTCTACAAGAACTTTATCTTCAAATGTAACTTCATGTGAAGTTAAAATATCTTTAATTCTCGATAAACATGCTGTTGCTAATTTAGGTTTTTCTGAATTTGGTAATACAAACTCTATTACAGAACAACGTGAATGGATAGGATCAATGATCCTATTACGAAAATTACAAGTAAAGATAAAACTAACATTGGCACTAAATTTTTCAATGAACCCCCTTAATGCTGGTTGAACCGATTCAGCATTCATATAATCTGCCTCATCGACTATTACTACTTTCCTTCCACCTTGCATGGAAACTGAACTACAATATTGTTGTAAGGTAGTTCTTACTGTATCTATATTCCTTCCTTCATTAGATCCGTTGATCATTAAATAATCTAAACCAACTTCTTCACACATAGCACGAGCAACAGTAGTTTTACCTACACCTGCTCCACCAGATAAAAGTAAGTTTGGAATCTTACCATCATCAACAAAACCTTGACAGGACTCTTTAATGCTTTCAGGTAAAATACAATCAGCCACCTTTTTGGGGCGATGTTCTTCAACCCATAAAAAGTTTTCCATTATGATTTGTAATTAGAGTTTTGTTCAGTTGCGATCCAATATTGTAATTTTGAAGTTTCATGTGCAAAATGTGCAATGCCTTTAGAAGAAATTCCTACTTTATATTCACCACTCATCAATTTCATATTTTCAATCTTGAAAACCATTTGAAATGTAGCTTCAGTAGTACCAACTTCTTTTCTAAATTCATCAGTAGAAGTATTACTTGAATCAGTTGCTACTAAGTATATTTTTGAACCATCACCTTCTACAATTAGTTCAGGCAATGATAATACTTGTGCACCCTTTACACAAGAATCGTAATCTTCTTTTGACATGTTAAATGCAATCTCTGGTTCAGGAAATTCGAGATTTTTTTCGGGAGGTAATACTAACATTGACGGATCACCATAGACATAATTTATTTCATATCCACCGCCTTTAATGTTTAACTTGGTATCTCCAACATTTAATTCGGGATCATTAAACAAACTAAGTGCTCCCAATAATTTATTAAGATCATAGATAGCAAAAGTGCTTGGAACATTTTCACTAATCTCTGCATGTGTTAAAATATTTTTTTGAGGTGAAATAGTTGATAATTTATTTCCCTCTTTAAATTGTATATTTTGATTTATTGTTGCGTAATTTTTAAGTATTGCGACTGTTTCTGCTGTTAATTTCATAGTATTCCTTGTATAACGTTGTATTAATTTTTATTTTATTATATCACGAATTATTAGTTTGTCAAGTCATTAATTCCACCCCCCTTCTTGTTCCGCCTTTCGGACTGTTTTACGAAAATCTTTTATTCTTTGCTTTTCTGCATTTTCGCTTTTCAATCTCTTTTTCTTTGACGGTTTAGAGTAATATTTACGCTTCTTTAACTCTTCAAAAAGTGATTCGTTAATAAGTATATTTTTAAGTTTTTGGAAAGCTTTGTTCGGATCTTGTCCGGGTCTAAGTTTTATTGTAATCATTTTATTTTTCTGGAACTGTAATTTTTTTCTTTTTAGATTGTTGCTTTTGCCGTCTGCGCTCTTCTTTTTTGGGTCTAGACAAATCGACTCCATGTGAAGCATAATCTAATCTTCCTAAATCTTTTAATGTACCATTAAATACGTGTGTTCCAACATGATTAACTTCCATCCACGGACACAACCAAGTTGTGAAACCTATCTTTCTTGCCCATTGACAAAACATATAATCTTCAGACAAATACCGATCTGAATTATTTGAACCTTTACCCGCATATGCTTCGTTATCAATAACAGTATCAAAAAACGCATGAATGTAACGTGTACCATCAAAATGTTCTGAACGGTTATGATCGGGTTTATAAGAAAATTGAGGATACTCTTCTCTAAACTTCTCAAAAACTTCACGCTTAATCATTACAAATCCAGTACCCACTTCTAAAACTTCAGAAGGAGTATCAATTTTTATTTGAGTAGTTTCTTTGGTAGGATTAAATACAAAATCTCCTGTATACTTTTCCAACTCATTAGGATTTTCATCTGCTAATCCAGCATCTACTGCATTACGAACCTTTTCCCAAGCAATACATTTTTTAGGATAAGGGCCGCCAATAATCGGCTTATCATCATCGCACAATGTTGCGAGTGCTAATACATCTTGTGGTTGGAAATTAATGTCAGAATCTATGAACATTAAATGAGTATAAGGACTTCTCAAAAATTCGTCTACCAAATAATTACGAGCTCTTGTAATTAAACTCTCATTAAATAGATAGAAAAATTTTACATCCATTCCATATTTTGTAGCAGTTGTGGCTAAATCACAACTCGCTTTAGTGTACATCCCTGTACACATTCCGCCGTACATAGGAGTACCAACGAAAATTTTCTTTTTTCTCAATTCAGAAATATTTACTTCAATTTTCATTTTATTTTATATAATATAAGTTAATAATATAATGTTTGTGGGTACGTTGAACAGAGCTCTGGATGTGAAAATGGTTCGGACACCTTCATGTCTTTCAATGAAACTCTCCTAACACCCCCTAAGTCAAGCATCGTCCTTTGCTGCATAAGCACTGGCCTCCCATTTAACAACCCCTCAAGGTTGACTTGACGCTCTTAAATGTCTCCAGAGTGGATCATGGGGTTTTTGTTCCCTCGCACGCCGGTCTGCCTCCATTGCGCTCACCCATGTCGTATAATTCAACCGATGTTCTGGTCACAGAACAATCCCACGCACATTAATATATATACTATTTGTAATTTCTAGTTTTTATAAACCCATTATTATTACTGCTACAGCATACCAAATGCCCAACAGAAGTATGAGTTTAGTTGCTTCAAGTATATAAGTCAACATTTTAATTTAATTCAGTTAAGGATTCTCTCCAATCTCCTAATTCGTCACTTACTGTAGTTACAGTAGTTCCTTCGACTGGAAATGTAAGTTGCAAAATTTCACCTTCTTTAACATCCCAAGTGTCACAAGCAATATCTGTTGCTAACTCTGGTTTATTTTCGAAAGCATAAACTTTGCCGTCCATGTCTCTAGCAACGAATTTAAAATTATTCGGTACTAGAGTTTCTACGTTTAGTTTTTTCATTTAATATCTCTATTAGTGATGTGGGTTTCTTGGTTCGTCTTCCTCTTCTTCATGTACTTCCTCAGAAGTCTCATCAGATTCTTCAAGGTTAACTCCGGCATCAATCTTAGAATACAAATCTAAGAAAGAAGTTTTTGTGTCTTCATCAAAACGATTGACACACATTTCAATTGCTTTCATTCTATCGCCAAAAATTGAAAAGGCATTTGCGATATGAACTAATCGGCGAGTTGCGATTACTTCATCAATTCCGCCATCATAAAAAGTCTTGCGAATGGCGTTTGCCCAATTTACAAGTTTTTCTGAAAAATCAGTATCAGAAACTCCAAGTGAATCAAGGACTTTGTTCACAATTTTCTTTTCGGTATTAGATGAAGGATATCCAACTTCCATAGTGATAGGAAATCTTTCAAGAAATGCTTCGTTTAAAATATTTGTAAAAACGAATCTTCCGTCTTCAGATCCCTTACCTTTAGTATTCGCAGTTGCGACAACAGTAAAGCCAGAAGCAGGTTTTACCATTCTATTTACTTTTTTCAAGTAAACACCTTTACCTTCAAGTATTGGTTGTAGACACATAACTTTGTTAGATGCTAAGTCAATCTCATCAAGGAGAAGAACTGCGCCACGTTCCATAGCGATTACTACGGGTCCGTCTTGCCAAACTGTATTACCATCAATCAATGCGTAGTGTCCCAAAAGGTCGTCCTCATCAGTTTCAACAGTAATATTGACTCTGATAAATTCTCTTTTGAGTTTGGCACATGCTTGTTCAGTCATGTAAGTTTTACCAGTTCCAGATTCTCCAGTTTCAAATACTGGATAAAATTTTCCTGCTCTCAAAACTTTAGTGAGATCAGAAAAATGTCCGTGTGCTACAAACAACGGATCTTTTTTAGGAATTAACTCTTCTGGATTAAAATATGTACTCATATCAAGAGTTGTCGCTTCTGATTTAACTTCAGAAGTTTTAGTTTCAATAACTACTGGCTTTGATTCAACGGTTTCCTCTTCGCCATTAAGAGAAGGAAGTTTCCATTTTCCTTTAGAAACTTTATAATCTCCCATAACTTTAGAATTTGTAATCCAATATGGAAAACCAGTTTTAAGTCTCTTAGCAACATCGCTTAATTCTGCTTTACTAACAATAGCACCAGAACCGTATGTATCAGTAGCTTCTGCTAAGAAAGTTTTTCGTTTCGCCGTATATGTCATATCATATTCTCATAACAAGGTTAACAATAGATGATCTCTCATCTTTCACTATTATTATATCAAATTTACTCAGGAAAGTCAAGTGTTTATTCAATTTTTTTTATGCTGCAATCATATCAATGAATCTTGATAGAAGTTTTCTCTGTTGAATTTTGCCAGTTGAAAACTTTTTGAATGCTCTAGCCATCTGAGCCACACTTGCTCCCTCAGCCACTTCTAATGCTTCTTCGTTAACTTCTAAATGTTTTCCACCAAGAATTCTATATTCTTCATTAAAACCTCTGTAATTTGAAGCAATTATGTATTTATCTTTACGGAAATCTTTTAGTGCTTTAGTAATATTTTCTTCTGAGTAAGCCACTCCGGTTTCAAGTAAATAATCAGATAAATCCCACCGTCTCATTTTCGAAACTATGTAAAAATTGACAATGTTAATATTAAATGCTGATCTGTAAAGATTAATCATCGCTTCTGTTACTGCTCTACATGATCTAAATTTATTATCAACTCTAACTTCTTTTTTAGAAACTGAATCACGTATAATAACATTTTCTGTTTTAGGATCAAAACTTTTAATTTCTGAATCACTAATCCAATAATTATTACATGAATGAGAATCTCCATCTGTAAGAAAAATACTGTTAATAACTTCAACTTGGTTTTTCTTAACAAAATCTCTCAATATAGGAAATGAAACATATAACGCTGAATTCAAAGGAGTTCCGCCCAAATGCATTTTATTAGGAATGTTAAATTCTATGTTTTCTGCATCATATCTCCATTTGTGTCCTCTATCGTAATATGCAGCAGTTAATGTCATGTAAACAAATGCATCGTGCATCTCTTTTGCTCTCATTCTAGAAGAAAACAAATTCAAAAGATTAAAACGATTAACTGATAATGTTCCATAAGTTCGAATTTTCTCACCTTTCATGAAACCATTAGAATCGTATATTTTGTCCTCTTCTTTTTCTTCATAACTGCGGTTTCTTAGGTAAGAATCACTAAAGGCATAAACTTCAAAAGGAATATTGACTCTCTTACAAAACATAACTAGAGTCATCATTTGGTCAATAGTTCCTTTCATGTTTGTATGCATCGAACCAGACCAATCGACAAACATTACCAATCCGTGATTTTTACCATTTGGTAATACTGTCAACTTTTTGAACAAGTGTTCATTATATTTGTAAGTGTAAAGTCTTTCAGAATCAAGAATTCCTGAATTCGCAGTTGCTGCTCTCGCATGCTCATCTGCGGCCTTTTTCATTTCAAATTCTTTTGCAAGATATTCAACAATTTTTTTATTTTTGCTACGAAATTCTCTAAATCTCTTAGTTGCTTCTGCAATCTGTTCCGATGAATCAGAAAAATGCCAAGAAGAATTAGGAACTCTCTCAGAAAAAAATTCATCATATTCCTTATATAAATCTTTAAAATTGACAATGATTTTATCAATATCAACATTATTAGGAACATTTAAATATCTGTAAGGTTTTGAATCATCTGAAACTAATGCAGATTCATTATGTCTAAAATTGTTATCTGTTTCAGACTCGGGGCCGAAATCACTTTCATATCCACCTTCGTCTGATCTCATACTGCTAGAAGTCTCTTCAGCTTTTGTATCTTCTGATTCTTCATCTGAATCTTCAGAATTGGAAGAATTTGATTCTTCATCAGTCTCCTCTCCAGATGAATCGTTTTCTTTTTCATCACTTTCATCAAAATCATCTCCGAAGTTATCATCAAAATCATCATCAAAATCATCATATCCTTCACAATCAGAATCCTCTCCTTCATCCCAATCATGATCTGACATATCAGTACTTGATTCTTCCTCGTCTATTGCGTTGTCGTAAAGGTCTTTACAAATCTCGACAACTTCTTTCCAAGTATTTGCTTTATCAATTCTATCAAGATATGTTCTCTCTATATCAGAAAAAGTAAGATTAACATGATCTCCCACTTTGTAGTGAAGATTAATCTTGTCAATCAATGCTAACTTATCACAACTCATTTTATTAACGCCAAAGAAATCACGATCCATAAGATCGGCATATCCATTAATAAAAGCTCTTCGGCCGCCAGGATATTTAACTTTAATTTTTCTCTCAATTCGTGCATCTTCAACTACGTTCAAAAAGGATTTGAAACCTTTTCCGTAACCTTTCGCATCATGCATTCCCTCTTCAGGAGTAAATAATGCATGGCCAACTTCATGTAGCACAAGTAAATCGTAAAGATTCCCACTCATCTCTTTCCAGATTGGAAGTCTGAGAACGCGATTCTTTACATCAAATGATGCTGTATTATATTTGCCATGTTCGACAGTAATGTTTTCAGAAGCGAGAAGCTTCGCTAACATCGATTTTGTCTCTTTATTGGCTAATTCCATTTTCATAAATTCTCTCTAAAAGAAGTTTTTCTCTCATTGTTTAATTATATTATAACATGGAAATATAGGAAATGTCAAGTGTTTATTCAAACTTTTTTTGGTGGGGAGGGACGGAGTTGAACCGCCACAGGAATATCCGGCTGATTTACAGTCAGTTGAGCTCGCCACTTGCACAGCCTCCCCATAAATTCGGTGGGTCCAGTTTTTGTTATGCGGGCTCGCCAAGTGATATCTGGGGTCTCCGAGAGTCATGGACTAGGACATTCTCACGCACAATGTCAGGTGATCAACCGTCTCTCATTGTGTAAGTATATTATATCAAATCCATTTGGAAATGTCAAGTGTTTATTGAATTTTTTTTCTGAATCAAGAATTTATATACCCATCATACCAATTTTTAATACTAGAAGTTGGCCATATACCATACTCACCTTTATCATCTCGACTTTCAACCTCAGAAAGAGATTTAACTGTATCAACAATATATTTAAAGTTTTTATCTAAAATATAATCATTTTCCTCAATCTTTTCAAACATAATATTTGTTTTTGCTTGTGCTTCATTCCAAAATGGAGTATCATATATAGACCCATTTACATAATGCCATGAAATAAATGTATGTATCTCATGCATCTTTTCTCTAATTTTAAAGTTTGTATGATCCGATTCGGGACAGTTAAAAGTTTTTTCAATAATCCCATCAAAAGTAATCCTGGCTATCTGCAGATAATATGCCACTGCAGTAGCTTCCATCGGTTCAAGGAATGCTAATCTATTACCATTTAATATTATTTTTCGCCCATTGGAATCGAAACGTACAGGAGTTTTTGCCATATATGATTCAAATGGTAGATTAACCATTTCGCCTGTTATTTCTGGAAACACTTCTCTAAAATTTGTCTTGGCCGTTTCCATAGGAGTAATATCCGAATTATACAAATAACCATAAGAAGTTGTATTTGTAGTATTTAGAATTACAAATGTCCAACCATCTGGAGTAGCTACTGATCTAGTCCAATTTTGTGAATTATCATTTACTTCACTAATTGCTAATAATACTGAATTTACTGGACAATACAATGTTTCATATTCAATATACTCTTTTTCATTATTTCCTCTACAATCAAAAATAACATCAGCATCTACTGTATCAAGGTCAGTAACATTTCCCTCTTTAACATCAAACCATCCAGAATTTAATATGTATTTCTGTAAATATTTTGGATCGGCTTGTATAGCAATCGCCGGCATCCAGAAAGGATGAAAAATGTTAGGATTTTTCTTACTAAAATTTTCATACAAGATACCTAATTTTGGTGTAGCTCGTATTTCATTATGATACCAATCTGTACCACATGCAAACCATAATAATGCCGGTGCATCTGTCAAGGTGCCTTGTCCAACTGGAACTGGATCAATTTCGGGATTGTATATTAATTCTATTTCAATATCCTTATGGTTTCGGGTATAAAATCCATAATGTAATGCCGTCCATACACCAGCATTACCCCCACCTATAATTACGATTTTCATTTTATTATACAAAAAATTTATTAAGAGGAGATTTTTCTTCGATTACCTGCTCTAAGGTTCTATTGTCGTTCTTTTTCCAAATCCATATAGGTTCTACAGCCTGTTTGTCTTTTGCTTCTTCGGATTGTGTTTTACTATTAGGTCGTTTTGAAAGTCTTAACCCTGTACATCCAGTATAATGAGCCTTAGGTAATTTACTTATATAATCATTCATTGGATCGCAAATCTTAACTTCTTTTCCTTTTTGAAGGAGGTCTGAAATATTTATAATCATTGTTCCACCATCAACTAAACTATTCCAACATTTATCTATCGTAGCAAATAAAAAATCATTTAACCAAAGTTCAATGTCAGATCCATATCTCTTGTAAGATTGAGTTTCATCCGTTGAATACTGTTCAGCATTAAAATATGGAGGTGAAGTAAAGATCATATCAAATTCACTATCACTCAAGTCTAACTCTTCAGCGGGACTATTCTTAAAAATAGTTTTCTTATTTGTACCATATAATTTATTTTGTTCACCATAATTCTTAAACACCGCAACATTAGGATCTGTACCATAATATGTTTCTGCATTAGAAGCATAGAAACCAGCTAATCGATCACCCCATCCCATAGAGAAATCAAAAACATGTTTAGCATCAAATAAATTATAAAGTTCTTTTGCCACTGCTGGAGGAAATTGAGAAGCTAAATATTTTCTTAGAACTATACATTCACGTAAAGAATGCCAGTTTACTAAAGGCATCTTCATAGTCCATAATGGTTCTAAAAATTCTAAATGTATTTTTTTCTGTGTCCATGAATCTACAGGACTATCAAATTTCCAATGTTTCGCATGATATCGTGCTTCTTGATGAAAATAATTGGAAGAATCTCTACCTACTAAGGCATTACTTATATACCAATTCGATAATCCATATTTGTATTTGACTTTAGTATAAAGAGGAGACTTTTTTAATAATTGTCTACTATCAAACCTTGATAATTTATCGAAATC